TCTGTTGGTCTAAACTCTATCGACTCATCATCACTTAATCTGATGTTGAATTTAGTAAGTGTAGATTTAGGTATAACTTTTATATCATCAATGATACTCATATCTTTCTCCTATATAGGATATGCTAGCTGAAAAGGATACTAAATACATGCTAGCAATGTAAATAGTATTTTGGAATAAAAAGTAAACAGTTTTCTATGAACTATCAGAACACATGCTATAGCAGTATGGCTATAACACTTTGCCAATATCTTCGATATCATATGACACGAGATGTAAGACCTACTTAGGTTTGATAGCAGTATAAGGTGAGCAGTTTCCCACATACTCAGGTGACTAAGACTAACTGTTTGGATATCTATAAAGCGAGTTTAAACTAGAGTCCTCTGCAGATGCTTAGATGGTATTTACGCAAGCCTTAGCATAAATTTGGTATGGTAGTTTACATGCACCATAAACATGTCACTCATCAAACTGTTACTAATAAGAATAATACGAATGATACAGCTACAAAGGATATGAATACTACACCTTCGAGTATTTCACGCATCATTTCTTACTAGGTCGACCAACTTTCTTAGCATGGTCTTTCTTGAACTGTTCTAGATTATAGTCAGATTCTGCAATAGCCATAACATGTGACTCGTTAAGTGCAGTATTAACTATACCGAATGTTGAACGCGTAGTAGATTTAAGACCTTCATCACCTACTATTAAGTTAGCTAAGTCTGCAGTATTTTCTACTGTTTGACCTATTGAGGCAATTGTATTACCTATTACTTTAAATATTTGCATATACTTCTCCAATGAGTTAACTGAATAACAAAATTATTAAACAGCCCCCACGCGGAGCGTAACCATACTATCTGATACCAAGCGGTGTGAAGGTGTGGTGTGAAAAAAATATATACGAGTATACATAGATATCCGAAGATACCTACATATACAAGAGTGCAGTTTTTCAGCACTGTCATTGACTACCAGTCCAAGTCTATACCTGCGTCAGCATTATAGATAGGTCTGACCGAAGCCTGAAGTTTATCCCCAAGGTTGAACTTAAGGATAGCCTTCATCATCGCAGCCTCGAGCTTAGCATACTCTTCTTGAGTTAAGCTGTTGTTCTTGGTATTGATGTTGATTCGGAATAAGTCTGGCTGTTTAGCCGTACCTATTTCAAACACTTGGCTCTGGTCGTAGTCCCATTTGGCGTTTCTTGCCATGGCTTGCTCCCAACCTAGAACATCAAGGGATGCTCTTTGCTCTAACGCGGAGCGTGCTCTGTAGTGAGGCGAATAAATAAAGATAGTTAATGTGACAGTATAGGGGGGGTACCCAAGTATAAAAATCTACAACTGTAAGTTTACTGCTCCCGTAGTAAATTATGTAATTTTCCTATAGAAAAAATAGTAAGCTTAGTCCCTGGGATCTCTCTTGCTATTCTATGCGACAAGCTGTAGTTGACGTAGTCAACGGAGGCTTGGAGCTATATAAAAAGATATCTCTTAAGAAGGGAAGCGCTACAGACCCTATTCCGAAAGGACCAAGGTTGACCTGAGAGTTAACTTTTGTAGTTTAAAAGTTATCTGTGGAGTTAACTTTTGTTAATTAGTTTACTTGCTAGGGGATGTTATGATATACTTCCCCTGTTGAGTGTACTTTTCAGGGAGAACAATGCAGACACCGTATACTGCAGGCTGGGCAAAGATACCTTTAGATAACTTGTTAGTAGTGAATGAGCTGATTGGCTCGTCTTCTATTTTTAGTGTGTACTGTTGTATGTTTAGGAAGTTGCCTTTGAATGGAGATAATATTTGTAATATAACGCAAGCAGAGATATGTGAGACGTTGGACATTAAGAAGAGCTATGCGTCACGTTCTGTTAAAAAGCTGATCGATTTAAAGGTGATAGCTAAACATTCAAGTAAACACTATATGCTGAATCCTCAGTATACGATTCGTAATGTTAATGATGACTATTTTAGTTTAATGAATAGGTTTCAAGAACTGCTCAAGGAGGGCGAACATGCAGACAGCTGATAAGCAGCATTTTATTATTGTAGGTTACGAGCTGGGGGCGGGGCTGTCGGAGGGTAACTTGCATGAGACTGTAGATATTGTATGTGACTGTCTTCATCCAGATAACACTGTTGATGGTGCAATTGAAGATAGAATGTCTAAGAAAGACATTAAAGAACTGATAGATCAACAATTTATAAAACGAAGAGATGATTGCTATATTGCCAACCCTTTGTTACTATATTGCGTAGATGATGATTATTTTTTAGATGAGAAGAAGCATGCTGCGCAGATTAAGGCAGCTAAACTTTATTATGGGATTGAGCGATAATGGATTTAGTTAAGAAAGATAGTGGTGTTGTACTAACAAAAGAACAGCTACAAGGTAGCATGCCTAAAAAGTTTCGTCACAATGTGACGGATGAAATGGTTAGTTTTATTAATGCTACAGAAGGTGATGAGTTTAGAGACGTCTACAAAGAAAACTTGATTGGTTTTGCTAGTGTTATTGAAAGTGGGCGTTATAAGATGTTAGATTATGTTAACGCTGTTAAGTTTGTTAGTTATAAGTTAATCGGGGACTCTAATACGATAGCTTACGCTAAGACGTTCCCTGACCGCTATCAGCGATTAGTAGATAAGAATACGCCTATGAAAACGATTGCATCGTTTTCTACGGCTTATAACAAGGGAGACCTTGTTCATAAAATTTTAGAAAGAACTTTGGTGCCCGTTCATATTCTTAATATGGATGTACATCAAGAAGCGATTAACACTCAAGCAGAGCTCATGCGCACTGCTAAAAGCGAGACTGTGCGTCAGAAAGCAGCTGAGTGTTTAATCACACAATTGAAAGCGCCTGAAACAGCGAAGATAGAAGTTGATGTTAGTTATAGCAATTCGTCTATCGATGAGCTCCGTGAAACAACTCGGGCGTTAGCGCAGCAACAACTGAAGATGATACAAAGTGGTGCAGTTACAGCAGAGCACGTTGCGCATAGTGACATTATTGCTAGGAAACAGGATACTGTCGAAACTGAGTATGAGGAGATTTCTAATGAAAATTCTTAATATAGTATTACTAGCGCTGTTAGCTACATCTTGTAGTCAAAGCAATCCATTTGTCCGTAAACCTGTAGATCCATTAATTATTCCTCCAAATATTTTATGTGAACCTAATGAGCAAATACTTTACTGTGATTCTGACAAGTTATTATCATGTCAAGGATTTATACTAGATGACAGACCAATTGATATTGAGGAGATAGAATAATGAAAAAACATAAGTTAAAACCTGCAAAAAAATGTGTACACTTCTTTAAGTGTATGTGGGAAGATGACTGCGAAGAACTAGCAAAAGCTGAGCTTGCTGAGTTATCACCTGTAGCTTTAGAAGCAATGGGTAAGGCAAGAGGTATTGAGTTAGATAGACGTAAGAAAAAAGCTACATTAATCAATGAGTTATACGAGGCAATGTGAAATTAGTAAAGAAAACTGTAGAAGAATGGCTAAATAGCATTAGCTATGACGTAGATCCAAATTATGTACCTAGCGAATTCGCCCTCGAGTTTGTTAGTTTCATAAAGCTTGTGAATGGGGAACGGGGAGAAGAAAACAAAACTCCCGTCATCCATTACAAGATGTTAGACAATATTACAGGCAAAACTCAGAATACAGTTAATATGTGTTCACGAGGATTAGCAAAGACTACAATTCTTTCAGAATATCTAATACTATATTTAGCAGTGTACGGATCTATACCTGGCTTTGGTAACGTAGACTACGGGCTGTATGTATCTGACTCTATCGAAAATGGTGTTAAGAAAATGCGCTACAGGCTAGAAAGACGTTGCATGTACAGTGAGTTTCTAAAAACATATCTACATTCGTTTAGATTTACAGACATACGTTGGTACTTTAAAAACAAACAAGGTAAAGAATTAGTTGTAACAGGACACGGTGCTAAAACAGGAGTGCGTGGAACAGTAGAGCTAAACACGAGACCACAGTTAGCTATGTTAGATGACTTACTGTCTGATGATGACGCTCGTTCGCCCACTATTATTGAGAGCGTAGAGAATACAGTATACTCTGCAATTGACTATGCGTTGCATCCAAAAAAACGTAAAGTAATCTGGTCAGGTACTCCCTTTAATGCTAAAGACCCTTTATACAAAGCAGTAGAGTCAGGCGTATGGCATGTATCGGTATACCCAGTATGTGAAGAGTTTCCTGTTGAGCGTGAACATTTTAAAGGTGCATGGGAAGATCGATTTAACTATGATTACGTAATGGACCAGTATGAAAAGTCTAAAGGTGCTGGCAAGCTAGACAGTTTTAACCAAGAATTAATGCTCCGTATTATGTCAGAAGAAGAACGCTTAATACAAGATAGCGATATTACCTGGTACAAGCATGCTAATGTAAAACAAAATATGGGAGCATTTAACTTCTATATTACAACTGACTTTGCAACCAGTGCTAGAGAAAGTGCAGACTACAGCACAATTAACGTATGGGCATATAACAATAATGGAGATTGGCTCTGGGTAGATGGGTTTTGTAAGCGTGCATTGATGGATGAGACAATGGATGCGTTATTTGAGTTAGCTCAAAAGTATAGTCCACAAGAAGTAGGTATTGAGGTGACAGGGCAGCAGGGGGGTTTTATAGCTTGGATACAAAACGAGCAGATGAACCGTAATATTTACTTTACGCTTGCATCAGGTAAGGGTAGGTCGTCACCAGGTATTAGACCTAATAAAGATAAGATGAGTCGATTTCAGCAATTAGCACTACCTTTATTTAAAGCAGGTAAGCTGTGGTTTCCTGAAGAATTAAAAGAATCTGATGAATTAGCAGAGATGTTAGCAGAGATCTCACTTGCTACTTATAAAGGTTTTAAATCTAAACATGATGACCAGCTTGATAACATATCAATGTTAGGAGAATTTAATGCTTGGAAACCAAGTGAAGTATCCACAGGTCAACAAGATGGATCAATGTTATGGGACGATGAAGAACCAGAGTCTTATGGTAGTAGTTCTTATTTTGTTTAAAGGGTTTACATAAATATTCTATAGTGGTATGATGGGACAAAACCACTTTAGGAACTCACATGTACGTTTCTGACTATTTGTCCCATATTGTAAAAGGTGAAGTCAAACAATTATATGTAAGCGATATTGGGACGACAAGTCCTAATACTGTACAACAAGCAAACATTGATACGCTTATAAGCTATCTTAATGAAGCTAACTTAGAATTACACAAACATTTCGGTTTATTACAGAAAGAACTTGTTTTAACTGATGTTACGAATAACTCACTCCATAATGTCCCACTAGATTTTTTATATGCAATCAGTGCACAGTATGATGATGGAACAGAAGTTTCAATTAATAATGAAAGAGCTAACTACGTAGACAAAGTAGATGAGAATGTTTCAATACTTTTTCCAGCACCTTTTAAAATTCTAGTTAAAGGTACTGATGTATCTTTAAAGAGAGATGATATTAGTATAGTTTACGTTGCGGTCCCTGCAACTGTAGCTAAAACAACAGACTTTATTGATTTGCCTCAAGTATATAATGAAGCCATTTATAATTACATGGCATACAAAGCGCATGTTTCTGTTAAAGGTGATATGAAAGAAGAGAACAATACTTATTATTTACGTTATCAAGAAAGCTTAAGAAATATTAGATTACTTGGTATGGTTAACTCTGATAACTTAGATAGCAATGTTAAATTAACAGATAGAGGATTTGTATAATGGCAAATTATCACTCGTTTTCACCAAACACAGTAGAAGCAAATCAAATTGATTACTATGATACGATTGAGTTAGTATCTGGAGATAATCAACCAGAATTAACTATTATATTAAAAGACAGTAACACAGCATTATCAGGGCAAACGTTAGATGCTGCAAACCACGCAACATGGGCACTTATCAATCTAACAAATGCTAGCTCTGTAGTTAT